TAAACAGCTCCTCAGCCTCTATTTCAACGCAGCCATAGCACCAAGCCTCATAATCTCTATACTTACTCCAGATAATTTCACTTTCATCACTAGGCAAACCGCAATTTTTGCAGATAATAATAGCCATTAGTACCAGCCTTTCTTTTTATGATGATCTAAAGCTTTACACGGGCTACCTTTATAAATCCTATGGTTAGCTATGTACTTTAGCCCTAAGTCTATCTGTTTATAAGGGTTTGTTTCTTTCATCTTTAATAACTGTGGTATGCCATAAGCTGTAGAATTAGGGTTTTTAGCTTTAGGCCGCCAATTACTTTCTCTAGTCCATAGCTTCTCTAAACATACAAATTGTCTATAACTGCCTATTTTTATATGTGCATAGATTTTGTAAGCATCTGTAGCATTTAGATCAGCGTAACTGGGTAAGGTCTGTAAAGATAGCGAGCTTACAAATAAGCATAGACCTACCCAACACCTTCGCAGCTTTAGCGAGCTATCGCCCTTCGGGGCTCGCTTGCAGCGCAGAAAGTGTAGCAAGGTAGTCAAGCATTTAAGCAAATTGTGGATAACTTGCGCGGGGCTTGGGCGTGTTGTCCACAGGTTTTTAGCCCCTGTGGATAACTTAATTGCGTACCTGCCTAGCGTTATCCACATCTACTAACGTTATATCTAGTAGCCCGCACCTAGTGCATTGTAGGCATTTAACGTTAGGTGGCAGGTGGTCAGATACCACGCGTTCTAGCTGTAGCGTATTGGTCTTGCATTGTCTGCAGTTAGCCTCTATGTAAAGCATAGTTTTTAACCCCATTATCTAATAATTATTGGGTGGTGAAATTGCATATAATTAGCAAGTTCTAGGCGTACTACCAGTTTTGTTAAATCATCTCTTACAAAGTGGTTATGTACAATAGGCCTAAATGGTTGCAAGGCCTCTACAGGCACTATAAATAGCCCGTCTGTAAACCTAAATACTAGCCTGTGATAAGCGGTTTCTAAGTCCTTAAACAGCGGTAAAATGCTCATCTGTTGCAGCTTTGTATAGGCTACAAAGGTAGGCTGTGTGTAAGAATAATTACACCATAAAACCTCTAAATCGCCTATGTAGCTTTCATAGCCGCCGCCCTGTTTTTCGTTTATGTGAAAATCAGTAAAATAGTACTTAGGTGTAGCCGTCAATACCCACGGGTAAACCGTAGTTAGGTAATTAGCTACCTTTGCTTCTCGCTCTAGGCCTAGCTCTGTCTGTCTAATTGGTTGCACGGTTTGCCCTTTCGCTATCGCTCATAAATGCCTCTGGTACAGGCTCGCGCTCTGTCGCAGGGTCTAGGTTACGCCCGGCCTCTAGTAAAACCTCGCTATGATCATCTGGCATTAGCCATTTATCGCCATACTGTTTAGCCCATATTGGCGGGCATTGTTTAGCCTTTACTTTCTCGCTGCACATATAGCCCCTGTATGGTCTGCCTGTCTTACCTATGCCCTCTAGTAATACCCTATGCCCGTGTGTACATATTGGCGGCTCTGGCATTACCTCAGCCCCTAGCTTGGCTTTTAAGGCGCTTATGGACTCAGCTGCGCTAGGTACTGCACCGCCTGCTCCGCGTGTCTGTAATGGCGCTTGGATAGCCTCTACCTTCTCCATATCTTGGCGGGTCGGCCTGCCTGCACCGCCCGGGGTTAATAGACCTATGACGCGCCCATAAGCTGAGGTTACGCAATTCTCTACCCAAAAATTAGCGTTTACGCCTCTATCAGATCTAAGCTCATAGGCATAATCTACAGCGCTTGGCTTCTCATCTTCATAGGTTTTATAGGCCTCGGCTCTTACCAGTATGTAGCCATTTTTTATATCTATATCTTCTATGTAGGCTACTAAGCGTAAGCCCGGATATTCTGCCCTAGCTCTTTTAATGCGAGCGTTTACATCTTCATAACCGTCTAAAAAGCTCATTTGTTTACCTCTTTTAACGCCTTAGCTATGTTGCGCCCTCTTAGGTAACCGTCACCGTGGCCTTCTCTGTATCCAGTACGGTAAGCGCCAAGCATAAATAGCCCTACGATTAGCACCGTTAATGTAATTACTGCTAAATCAGCTAACATAAATCACCCTTTGTTAAGGCTGATAAAACTACTACACTAAGTAGCCCTCTCAGCGTGTAGTAAAAGTATGACCTATAGCTGCGACATATTGCTAGCTTTCTAGCGGCGTGTCTTTCTTTGTGTCTTTATCAGCTTTAGATTTAAGCCCATTACCAGCAAGTACCCCGCCTAAAGCGCCTGTTAAAAATATAGCTAGGGTCTGTAACAGCTGTATAAAGTCCCTATCATTTGGCGCTTGCTGGCCTATTGGCTGTGTTACAAAGACTAGGGCATATACCGCGCCTGTAGTTATAGTTAAAAAAGTTACAGCTAACACCGCGCCTATGAAGAAGATTAGCCGGGCGTGTATGTCCTCGGGCGTTAATTTTGTACGTTCTCTACTCATTAGGGTTAATTAAGTCCTCTGTACATACGCCTGTTGCTCTGCATTGAGGCGGGTTACACTCTGGCTTTTCCCAGTTTTCATAATTCTGGCACGGATACCTAACCCAGCCATTATAGCCGCACCCTGCTAAGAGCATTGTAAGTACCAGAGCCCCTAGCAGGGCTCGCACTACTTAGCGCCTATGCCGTATTGCTTTTCGTTAGGCTGTACTGCCTTAACTAAAGGCCCAATTAACCCGGCGATAAAAGCGTTAGCCAATACTTTAGGATCTGTAATCCCAGACATATACAAAGCTGCAACGCTTGCTAGTGCCGCGCGGCCATAGCTATATAGCGCTGCCTCTATTTGTTTTTTATTCATTTACCTAACCTGCTCTGCCCCTTAGTCGGTTAGCCCTTTGCTTAATTTTAGTATGCGCTTAGCCGCTTTCTCTGCATTTATGGCTACCTCAAAGTGCATTTCATCTGCGCGCGTCCACTCGCCACCCCAAGCTAACCCGTACTTTTTACATAAAGCTTTAAGCATTGGGACTTTTTCGGCTGGAAATGTACCGCGCTTAGTCAGCGGGTGTTTAGTTGCGTTTAGATCTATAGCTGTACCGCTGCTATGGCAGCTAAGTTTACCGACCACGCCCCTTACATCTCTAAATGCGTAGCCCCACTCATCCCACTCGCCCTCATCTATCGGCTCTATAAGTGTGTGGAACTCAGCGGCAAAACCTATTAGCAAAGGTGCTACAGCCTCAGCGCATTTGAGCTTTCTATTAGTACCCGGCACGGGGTAATTCTTAATGCCGATTTCTTCCGGGTCTTTGCTGGCAGGCCAGCCATTATAGCTTGTTAGCATAGTAATTTATTTTAGCATTTTCCCTCAAGATTATGCTAGAGGCCGAGAGCGGCCTTTAGATCAACTAAATTAAGTCCTACGCTGGCTAATTTTTGCTCAATAGTTGGCTCAGGTGCAACAATTGTGCCGTTATGCGCTGCAACTATGGCTGCGGCTTCATCATCATCTGTTTCAATAGTAATCGTATTATCGCCGTTATCTCTAACTCTATTAACAACAATTCCAACGGCACTAAGTTCGGCCATTAGTTCAGTTCCGTTCAAGTTTTCTGGTTTTGGATAATTAGTCATTTATGCTCCTAAGAAAATAGCGCCGAATTGAGAGTCGCTATGACCACCAGGAAAATTAAGGTTACCACCTGAGTTTTGATATGCTTCAACTTCAATGTAATCATTAGCAGCTAAAATTGCACAACCCGTTGTTGTTAAACCTGCGTTGAACGATGCAACAAATGTGTTAGCAACCCGATTTGGTGTTCCAGTTTGACCATTAACAACAATTTGTATTTGCCGATAGCCAGTTACATTGTTTCCAAACTGACCCCAAGCAAATACAAAATACTTTCCACCTTTGCCAGTTGGAATAGTAATTCTGCCAGTATTTGTTACAGTTGAGTGAAATCCATCAGTATCAAGCAATTCACTATCAAAAGTCAAAACAGTTTCGGTGTTATTTGCCAAAGTGTAATTTGTTGTATTGTAAAGTATGCAACCAACTGCCGTAGGAGCAGCAGGGGCAGCCCACTTGAGGCCTGTAGGCGAAACGGTTGAATCGGCTGTTAAAACTGTGCCGTTTGCACCTACTGCTAAATTATCAAATGCTGCGTTACCTGTGCCTACAATTAAATCTGCTTTAGCTGTAATTTCTGTAGCCATAGAGTTAGTAATAGTTACTGTGCCGCTAGTGCCGCCGCCGCTAATACCTGTACCAGCTGTAACACCCTCTATATCACCTGTTGCGCCGCTAGCAACCCAAGCGCTACCTGTGTAATACCATAGGCTGTTAGTATCTTTAGTAAATGCAAATTGACCTTCTTGCGGGCTAGTTATTGCAGAATTTCTAGCAGCCTCACTAGCAAAAACTAAAATACCTTGCATTAAATAGCCGTTTACGTCCGCGGCTGTTAAAACCTCACCTGTCGTAAAGGTCTTAAATCCTAAACCCGCTGCCATTGTTACCCCCTTAGTAGGCTAAAACGCCTGTGTCTAGCAGGCCGTATATAGCAGAGTCTAGTATAAAGCCGTCTATTATCGGCTCTAGTGTTGTTAGTGTCGTTTTCCAGCTGCCGGGCGTAATTGCCATAGATACGCCAAACACCTGCAAAGTCTTAGTTAAGGTAGATAAGCCGGGCTGGTTAGTAGTAATAGTTATAGGGTCAAAAAAATCTAGATCTAGGGCGGCGATTATGCCGGCATTATAGTTATCTGTGTATAAATCTAAGGTAATGGCATCACATCTTATAGACGTTTCTTTACGGCTAGCTACATAGGCTTGAGCGTAATCTAGGGCTACCGCGTCTGTCTGCATTAGTAAATTTTGTTGGTTATAGCTGTGTGTAAAGTACTTGGCAATACTGGCTGCATCTGTAGCTACCTGTGTAGTACCGCCTGTACGGGTAATGCTGGCCGCGTTGTATACCAACGTATCATCTAAGCGCCATACGGCGTTAAAATAGCCTATAGCCGTGCCGTTATCGTTAAACACGGTAGGTGTGCCGCCTATGCTAGCCGTGGTCACGTTTCTATCTTGAAAAACAAATGAGCCTGTAGCATCTACATAGAAAGCCCCGTACTCACTTAGGGTTACTGTGTTAAGAGCTGCAAGGCTAGTACGCGCTGTGCCAGGGTCTGCCTGCAAAGTAGTTAGCCCTGCATCTACATCACGCATAGAGCTAGGCCAGCCTATTTGATCTAGTATCTGATTAACACGCGTACCGCTTAAATCTCCAGCTGTAGCCCCTGCTACCGTTGCTATCTGTGCATTTTGGGCAAGTCTAAAGGCATCTACCGCCGTAATCGTGGTATAAGTAACCTCATCTGCGTTTTTAGGTGTAGTAGTAGTGTAGCTAGTAATAAACCCGCTAAAGATAGGGTAGGTAGTACTAGCGTAAGTAGCTGTTATCTGCACTTTACGCATAGGGTCTAGCAAGCCATAATAAGGGCCGCTAGTATTTTGTGGGTTAAAATCGCCGTTTTGGTCAACGATACGCATAGTTAGCGTACCTGTTTGGAATTGATCAGCCTGTGGGTTACGGCCTCTATTTGTTTGTATTGTATCTACTACGTTAGACACATCTACAATTACTGCCGCGCTATCTGCTAGCACGTTTGTATCTAATATGCCTGTATCTAAAATCATAGCTTGAGCAAAGCTAGGCCCGGTACTAAAGTTAATAACAGCGTTTATTACTGGCAGGGTCATAGCCCACCGGTGTAACGCAACGGGTCACCTTTACGCTCTAGATCTAATATAGCTCTTTGTACTGCTAAGGCTATTGTGTCCTCGCTACCTACTACGCCTGCATTAACTGTTACATAATTATCACCCATACGAAAACGTGCAGGGTCAAAGCTAGAGCCCGCACCTATGCCGGGTGTATCAAATGCGCCCATAGCTCTTAATCTGGCTTGCTCATCACCTAGCGCATTGAGCGCGTTAGTACTCATAGCATCTGTAAGCGTGTCTATCTGCTCTTTTAGTAAAAAGTTAATACCCGTACCTGTGCTAGTAGCAGCCCGTAACGTAGTTAGTGTTGCTATCTGTCCAGCAATACCAGCTGCTAAAACACCGCCGCCGCCGCCGCCACCGCCGCCGCCGCCACCGCCGCCGCCGCCACCGCCGACACCGCCGCCGCCGCCTGCAACTGCTCCCGGCACTATAGGTGATATTTTTAGCCCTGCCATTTTCATTAGCAGCGCTAAGGCTTCATTAAGGTTTTGTATATCTATAAGCTGTTTTGGCTTAAACTTATCTAAAATATCGTTTATATCTTGCAGCTTAAATTGCTGGCCTTGCAAAGCGCCTAGTATTGCTAGATCTATATTAAGTTTTTTAGCAAGGCGCGTAGCAGCCTCTACATCTTTAGCCGCTATAGCGTCCTCTAGCTGCGACATAGTTTGCTTTATAGATAGGCGGGTTAGGTCATTAGCTAGCTGTAGTTTTTGCTGGTCTGTAGCATTAGCCCCTAGTTTGTTTATTTCTTCTTGCTTAGCTAGTAACGCCGCCTGTACCTGTATTTTATCTAGGTCAAATATATCTTCACCCTTGCCAAGTGCTAGGGCGGCTTTGTCTAACTTGGCTTGTTTTTCTTTTTCTTTTGTTTTTAATATCTCTGCGTTAGCTTGTTTTTTAGCAAGGTCTGCTAGCGCCTTTGCGCGTTTAGCTGCCGCTGCATCTAGTTTAGCTATTATTTCTTTTTGCTTTTTTGTAAACTCTGTTTCTTTGCTAGTTACTGTTTCTGGCCTATCATACATAGCGCCTAGACCTACTGCCCTAAATCCAAACTCCGGGATACGCGCTAAAAATCCTAGTGCAGCTCCAGCCGTCTTTAATACATTAGCAAATCCTGTAGCTAAATCATCTATAACTAATTGTGCATCACTAACCTCACCGCTACCAGCAAAATTACCTAGACCTTCTACTAAACCTTCACCTATTGTTATCTTAGCGTTTTCACCTGCTAAAGCTAATAGCTCTAACTTAAATGCTGTAGTAGTAAAATAATCATTTGCCGCGCCTTTATTTAAGGTTAAAAGTATTTCTAGGTTTTCTGAAAACGATTTAGCTGCTAACTCTGCCCCTGTAAAACCTGTTTTATATTTTTCTAAACCTTTAGTGCTGCCTAAATAAGCCTTAGTTAAATCTTCTGTTACTGTGGATAACGCTAGGCCAGAGCCTCGGCTAATAATTATAGATTTATTTAATATATCTTGAG